TGACCATATCTTTAACTTCTAATATCTCTTTCTCTTTAGTTTCTAATTCTTTAGAGAAATCATAAACATCCAGACAAACATGTCCATTCTGTTTATCAACTGCAAGGAAAGCACCATGTGTTTTATTAGTAACAAGTGGATCATCTTTACCTGCATAAACATATGAACTAAGCTGTGATATATAACCGAATGGATCATCATCTCTTAACCTTCCCTCTTTAAACTTTTTAAATGCATAGCTACTACATGACTTAACATCAATAGTCATACCATCTATGATTGCATCTCTGTGTCCTTTTACACCATGAACATCTAGTCTGTCTTGCATTCCCTCTACTTTATGTCCACTAGCAGCAGTTAAACACAGTATTAATTCTTCAATCATATCCCCATAAAAAAACTTTAGTAATGTATATGCTTCTAATGGTTCACCTTTACCTACTAAGTTAATCTTATACCATAGCTTACGTTTACATGGTGTTCCAACTGACGACAAAGAAAGATAGCTTCTTGGTTCTTGTGGTTTAAGAAACCTCTGGCAAGATAGCATTGACAGTCTGGAACTAAAGTGTCTAGTAACAGCTGCATTCCAATTACCTTCACCTTGTATAGTAGAGTATATGTCTTCTACTAATGTATCAATCTTTTTCATAAGGTAATCCTCTATGTTTTCTTTTTCTAAATATCTTTTTAATTTTAAGGGGAATAACCTTGAGACTAAACTGAGGAGATCGTAAAGATTTAGCCTCAAGGTTTCGCGGTTTAGGTCTCTTAAAAGAGTACTTCTTCACTTGTTTTCTTAGATGGTTTCTTCGTAGAGGGAGGCACGTCACCATCAGTTTGTGGTTGAATATACTCTACATGCTCAAGAACTTTTACCTTCTCTAGTCTAGTACCTACGTTCTGATACTTGGGTATATCATACACAGATAGCTGAACTTGAACAGTAGACCCATTACCAATTGGTCCATCTTCATCATAGCTCCAAGGTGTATCATCATTCTTTACAACGATTGGTGGACCACATTCCCAATCATTATTGGTCTTGAACTTTCTATCAAAAGTTATCTTCTGACCTCTACCTTGAGCATCTACAACACCCTTCTTCATAGACTTAGAAGACTTCAGCTTACCAAAGTTATCGTCATCTAATATTACATCAATGGTACAAGCACCATCAGTTGCTTCATATGTACCTTGTGCTTCAGGTGTTGGTTTATAACCAGTCTTGTCACGATTCTGTTCAAATACTTTTGCCCACTCGGAGATACCGGTTAATATTACTTTTCTTGTTGCCATTTAAGACTCCTATAATTAATCAAAAAATTATTGTAACACGATTACTATTTACAATGCAAGTATTATTAATGTATTTGTGCATAATTTTTTCCAAACTGTACATCAATACCTAACTCTACATTTAGTTTGAGCTGTTCATTTAACTTATCAACTGCCCAATACAATGCATTCTCATGTTCCTTCTCTTCGCCCAAAGGAACTACATTAATACTTTCATCATGGAACTGACCCACAATGTTTGGTCTTCTAGTACGATAGAATGCCACCCACTTGTCAAAGCAATAAGAACCTGTGCTTTGATTAATAGTAGAGAATGCATCTTTCTCGTAGCGAAGACTATGCCAGAACTTACTCACAGGATTTTGTATCCACATCTCACCTGATATTCTTCGTATTGGTTGAGACTCAGAGAAAGCTTTGACAGACCAATTTCTTTTCCAGTAAGCATCAAGAAGTTCTTGTGCTTCACGTACAGACATACCTGTCTCTCTGGATAACTTAGCTGCACCTACACCATAGGTTGCAGAATAATTAACCACTTTAAAATTCTTTCGTAGTGACTTCAAATCTTTTTCACCACTATTATGTTTATTAATATCATCTTGTGTAATCTTACCTGCATGTTTAGCAAGGTCAAGGTGAGGATCAAAACCATCTCTTGACATTTCTTCTACATACTTTGGATCGTATGGTTTCATATAATGTCTCTTAGTTGTATCCTCAAGAGAAGTCATGTCAGCACCACATAATGTAGAATCTTTAGGTGCTACTAAACAACTACGTATCTCTTTACCCCAAGGCTTATCAACTCCGGGAAGATTAACAAGAGGTTTCTTATGTTTAAATCTAAAGGTATTAGTAAGACCATCTATCTCTGCCTTGAGATAACCACCTTGTTCGCATTCAACAAAGCCATTAAAGATACCTAGTCTATGTTGTATAATAGTAAGACCTTCTAATGTTGCAACAGCTGGGTTCTTTTCTATTAATAACTTTACAGACTCTGTAAGCTCACCATTCTTTCTGACTTGTTCTACTTTCTTTTCTTCACCAGTGTCTTTGTTCTTGTTGTATTTAAATGTACAAGGCTTCCAACCTAGAGACTTTAACCAATCTTTTACTTGATCAGTAGAGTTAGGGTTAGCATCTTCTGCACCTTTTACTACTGTCACTTCACCATTGTAACCTTCAGGTAAACCATACTCTTCTAATAAAGAATACCATCTCTTACCATGAGATGAAAGAGAACCATCTTTCTTAAAGCATACTTTAGGTTTAGTCTGTACCCTATATAGTTTTCTCATAGGCATAGCATCAGATAGTTCTGTCACCTTCTCTGCTTGTAAAGTTAGTAGTTTATCTACACAAGACTTAGCCATGTCTACATCTAACTTCCAACCTTGTTGTTCAGCTTCTTTTGCACAATCCATTTTAAACTCTAAGTATCTGAAGAACTTATCTAATTCGTATCTATCTTTGTATAAATGTAGAAATCTTTTCAACAAGTTTGTCCACAATGCATCTGTTATCATCACATCATTAGTACACCTGTCAACATATTCTTGTAGAGATAGGTTCTCCCAATCATCAATCTTTAGTTTAGGTATACCAAAGTCAGCAAAGAAACTATCAAGTCCATGCTTAGGTCTAGTTGGATTAAGAACCCAAGACATAGGTAGAGTATCAAAACGTCTAGCAGTAATATTAATATCTAGTATACGTTCTAATACTGGTACATCATAACGTATGATATTGTGACCTACTAATCCTCGAGCAGATAACAATACATCTCGCATATAATTGTAGTCATCTGTAGCAGTACACTTAGATACTTCATCATCTGTATCTCTGAATACCATACAGTGTATCTTGTCTGGATTAATACCATTGGTTTCAATATCAAATATTATCAATTATAATTTCTCCTCACAAAAAATACCACACTCAAAGTCATAATTTTTTAATGATCTACCTTTAGCATTCTCAGGTAATTCATCTAACATTATTCTTTCATTTTTATATCTTACAAGTTTTGAGCCTATTAATCTAGATTGTTTAGCTCTTTCATTAAACACTTCAGGAAACTTTGATCTAACTAGATTCCAATAGGTAGGTGATGTAGCTTTAACACAACCAATACAGTTAGCATTAGGAAAACCCATTGAATATATTTTAGGTAGACTAATATTATTATCTAAAAGAATATTAAAACAATCTTGTTTAGTTATACCCTCATCAACTAAGACAGACAATAAGTTGCTACGTTCTGTCATTTTAAATCTGTCAGATCTTTTCTTTTCATCAGCTGTAAAACCTAATACTAAATAATCAGAGTTGTTTTTATTTTCCCACTCTTGTCTAGCATGTTTCTTTAATCTCATTGTGCAAGGTGCGCCTGCTATACCACTCATATACTTATGGTGAGACCAAACAGTTTTAGCAGAACAATCTGGAAAATTAGAGTTAACAGCAAACTCTACCTTTATATTCAACCAAGATTCAATATCAGATAGAAATCTAAGATTATCTTCATGTTCTTCTTTTACTGGATTATTTACTACTCTTATTTTGTTATTGTTACCATACTTTTTTAATGTAAAATATGTTGCAACTGCAGATGCAGCTCCACAAGAAAACCAAACTGTAATGTCCTTGTTTATCATGCAGCTTCCTCTCTCCCTATTACAACTTCTTCAGTAAGGATAGTAGTATCAGGATTGTAGTATACTGTACCTGCATACCCTAACTTAGCAAATGGTCTATTCTTATCGACAATAAAGGTAGTAGTATTCTGTACTATCTCATCTTCACTTTCAATATCTCTTTCAATCTTGATGCAGATGATAGCTTCTTCTTCAAGTGATGATGCATACTTAGTTCTACCATCATCATTAACTTGTGATATAAATACCACACCTATATTTAATTCTTTAGACAGCTGTGCCATTCTTGCTCCAAGAGATGTGAGTACAGAAGTAGCACCATCTACACCGGACTGACTTAGGTAAGCTAGTCTTTGAACATGATCCACAAAGATATATTCTGCACCATACACAGTTGCAGCTAGTCTAGTATACTCCAATAGTTTAAGTGGATCATCATGTGACCTCATCTCAAATACTACTGTACGTTCACCTTCTGTAGCATCCTTTGCAGCTTTTATAACATCATCTTCTGATACTTTATTTTCTTTTGCATCATCTTTAGTCCTGACATTAACACCAAGATGGTACGTAGCCATAGCTCTATAAGTAGTAGACTTCATCTCTTCCATATGTAGTAAAGCTATACGTGTATTAGGATGTTTGAGTAGACCAGTCTCAAAGTATCTGACTACCTCTGTCTTACCTGTACCTCTTGGTGCTTTAATAAAAGTAAGACCACCCTTGACAACACCACGTATCTTATCATCAAGTCCAGAGTGACCTGTTGGTATGTAATCATAGGGACTCTCTGTAAGTATCGCTTGTTCTACTTCCTCATCAGAACAAAAGAAGTTTTCTGGTGAGTACCTCTGTGGTTTTTGAGCTGCCCAATACAAAGGTTCTATATCACCTGCTTCCAAAAATTCATTGGCATCTTTGTACTTAGACATTGGTACGTAGTAAAACTTTTCTGGCAGTGACTCATAGATTCTTTCAGCAGCTCGTCTACCTGCTTCATCAAGCTCACCTGCATAGATCACTTCCTTGAATGCATTAAGGTAATTATAATTATTCTTAATAAACTTCTCACCAATAGATGCAGAAGGTAGAGACTTAACAGGAAACTTCTGTCTGAGTATCTGATACAAACTAGCTGCATCAAACTCACCCTCAGTAATATAAATCCTGTGTGATGATCCTTGATTAAACTCAGGACCAAACAGTTCATTCATACCTACACCTCTGTCTTTGATCCAAGACTTAGACTTGTCATTGTAGTCTCTGTACTTGACAGTGTGTGGATACTTGTAGGCATAGCGAATAGGATTACCATCCTTGTCAGTTTGTATTTGTATGCCATACAGTTTACAAACTTCAGGATCAATACTACGTATGCCATCAAAGGTCATTCCGTTTACTTCTATATCCATTACATTTACTCTCCTCTTTATTGGATATCTATGTTGCACCCAATCAAATGTGCTTAACTTAGTCTTAGATGGATAGGATTCACCACAGCTATGACAATATCCATACCCATCATTGTGCCAGTTGAATGCATCAGATGATCCACAATCTACATAAGGACATGGTTGATGGGGGTTATCGTTCATTTTTCCTCCGTAGTATTTTCAAGAATTGTTATTTGATCTTGAATATGTTCTAAATCTTTTTGTAAGTGTAATAAAAATATTAGTAAGTCGTCGTGTGCCATTATGCCACCTACCTCTTCAACTAAAATAGCGATTGACATACTAGCTTCTTTTAATACTTTTTCATCCATTATAAATCTCCTTTTTAGAATAGTATCAGTGATTAATATTAATATCAAGCAATACTTTTTCTTTTTTGTAATGCTTGATTGGCAGTGTTGTAATTATGTTTGTTGTATGGGTTAAGACTTTGTACATTCTTGTGACCTGTAACAGACATGATTGCTAGTTGGTCTACACCACTCTCTATCATCTCATTGATAGCAGTCTTTCTTAGATCACCTGCTCTAAGGTCATCAGGAAGATCACACAAAGCTTTAACTATATTAGTATACTCACCCACTTGAGAACAAGTATACGGTCTGTAGCACCCATCAGAAGCTCTGTGATAGGGTATTACATATTGTTGCCACCCCCAGTCTTCAAACTGTTGGTTAAGCATGTCAATTATATTGGATGGTATTGGTAATACTACTGTAGCACCACGTTTACTTTGTGTTATTGTAATCTTTTTATCTTCAAAGTTGATACAATCCCAAGTTAAGTTACGTATATCAGCTGGTCTTTGTCCCCACTCGTAACACATCAGCACTAACAATCCTATATTCCTATAATTAAAATGATTAAATGCAGTATCAAGGAATAATTCTACTTGACTTTTAGTCCAGACTACTGATCTAGGTTCATGATGTTCTTTCTGTACCTTAGACATAGGATTATTCTTTATCACATCAAGAGATACACAATAGTTTAACAATACAGACAACAATCTAGCATGAGTATTGCCACTACTAACGCTAACTAGCTCGCACCAAGTCTGATATGCTTCTGCACAATGCTGTGGGTTTATCGTTCCAACAGGTATATCACCGAACTCTTTACCAAATACTTTTGTTCTACACACGTAGTGTAACCCATAAGTGTAAGCAATTTCAGTATTATACGAGAGTCTCTTAAAGTGAAATGAGTCTCTATAATGTGCAAATACCTGACGCAAAGTACTGCGAGAACCTATTCTACCTGCCTTGATCTCACCCTTCTTGTATTGTTCAATCAGTTTTAGTAGTTTAGGTATCTCATATCTGGCAGTTCTACCATCTTGGAATGTAACATTACTAACAACACCTGCAACTTTTACATCATCAGGTGGTGTGAATCTCCAAGATAAAGTACCATCAGCTTTACGATACTTAGTTGTATACTTAAACTCCATCATCAAACCTGTCTATATCTAAATCATTTTTTGCATCTTCTATTAACTGCATAGCCATCTGATAAACTATCTTATCTTTTGCAGGACTCTCAAGCAAATGAGAAAATGCAGCCTCTGCCTCTTCAAATGCCCACTCTCTTATATGATCATCACTAAACAAATCTCTCATCCTTTCTTAATTTTTGTATCTTATCTCTAAGAATTGTTACCATTTCATAACGACCATAATGTATATGATCATACTTGTCTTCTAGTTTCATAGCTCTACCACTATTAGCATAGTCTTGTATCTCATCTTCTAGCCAAGACTCAATATGTTTTAGTATCTCTTTATCATTCACAAAAATTTCTCCCTATTTTACAGTTAGCAGTTTCTTTACACACTCTTTCATGCCTAGCATTCTCCCAACAATCGCCATCAGGTAAATGCATCTTAACGAATGTATCCCATGTACCCATAGATACGAATAAAAGAATAGCAGGAAAGATTAATACTAATAATAGTATCCACATATAAGCTATTCCAAATCCTTTATTATGATATGGTTTCATATTATCTCCATACTTTAAGTGTTAATATTAATACTTATAGTATTAGTAATATACTTTAAGTAATACTATAAGTATATATAGTAATCATTTACTATAATTCAAGTACCATCAATCCATAAAAGATTTAGGTGTTGCATATCGGTAACGCATTACTAGATTATCTTCACTAGTATTCTCCCATTCACCGTCAACAGCTTGTATAACTGTGGCTATTGTAACAACTGCACCACTCTCTGCAACTGTTTGAGCTTTATCATTAGCTTCAGTTAAATCATGTGAGTGAAACTGTGCTATAAGTTTATCACCTTTCATTACTGTAGTTCTATATACTATCATTAGCTTACCCTCTCTAAGTATTCATTAATGTACCCATGATCTTGTATACCCAACATTTCATGTAACTCATCAGCTGTGTATCCAAGCTCCTCTAATAAAAGTGCTACCTCTTCTGGATAGTCAACAATCATATCATAAATTCTGTTATCACCTGTTTCAAATTTTCTAGGGTCAATATCATACCTGTAACCTCTAGGTGGATAACCAAAAAAGTAATCATCATCATCATACCAATCACCATACATACTACCCATCTCTACTACAGTATTATCTCTGTAGTATTGTAACTGATCCCAATCAGCAGATAGTAAACACTCAAGCAGCTTGTATGCATACACAACATCTTGTTTCTCTTCTGTACTGTGTTGAGAATAGTAACCCACACTAACATTAGTACACTCAGATACTTTTGATCTGTACACATTACTATCTGTATAAGAACCATTAGGATCAGGCTTGAGTGGTAACTCTAGTGTCTTTGCAAGTAACTTTGCAAACTTATCAGACGCAGTACGTCTACCCATCTGATGTGTAATAACAGACTTCTTGCCATACCTATCAAAAGATATAACATAGTTGACATCATCTAACCACTGTGGATCAGATTCTACAAGAGCTTTACTACCAACACAACCACCCTCTTCTTCTGCATGGATTACATACACACCCGGAATCTTAGCATTAATCATATTACATATAAGCCATATGCCAGTGGTACAATCAGCACCTAGACACTCACCTTTACTCTTTCTCTTGAGTGATACGATACCATCTTTTGTTACTGCTAGTTTCTGTCTACCTGACGTTTTGTGTACTGTATCATGGTGAGCAGTAAAGCAAACCTGTGGCTTATTACCCACTGTCAATACATAATTACCATACTTATCAGGCAAACCCATGATAGGTTCTAAGTATTTATTACAAAATTCCTTTTGGGTATCACTACCTTGAGGTCTTTTGTACGTCATCATTTCTACTAAATCGTACATTATTTATCTCCTTCTATTGATAGTTTGCCTATGGTTGAACAATCTTTTTTCTTTTTTTTCTTTTTCTTTTCTGGATCATACCAATATCCATCATCATTTGTAACCCAACCTTTTTCTTCTAACGCAGAGATACACACAATCGTACCTCTTGTTGTCTCAGCCCATTCATCGTCTTTGCATATATTATTAGTCCACTCACACTCAAAGTAACCTAACTCACACATCTGATTAGTAGGTATCCACTTATCTAATTTATCAGAGTATGTACACTCATCACTATCCCAGAACTCATCTAAGTCCTCTATATAAATTACATTATCATGGTCTCTCCACACATATGTTTCTTGTGGCTGCACCATAACCATGTCTTCATGTGGGTAGTAATCATCTGTCCAATCACAGTAATCATATCTCTCATAGAAACAATCTTCACAATAGGCATCATCACCATACCATCTTGTATCATCTTCATTAATAGGATCACCACAGTCACAACAATACTCAGAATCACCTAGTATACCACTATAACAACTAGCATCATAGTCACCACATTCAGTTACCTCTAAATATTTATTATCTACTACTGCTAATGATCTAGGTTGTACATCTAAATAAGGTCCAATCACACCATCACCATGAGGTATATGTAACAACTTTGCACCTCTCCAATCTGGATTTACATACTCAGCATCAATCTTATCTAACTCATCTTGTATCTTGTTCATAGAATTTTCACACACACCATAGATCGGACCTGCTTGTGGTCTATCTGTCTTATCTGTATGATACACCACACATCTAGAACCTGTCCTTCCTTGACTATCTTTGGTATAGTAGAGAACAAAGTCACCTGACCCATATATGTAGGCTGGGTGATGTGATTGTTTATCAAAAGAATATCTCATGCAAGAACAAGCAATAGATTTACGAAAGGTAGTAGTCTTAGGATTGCCCATAGGTGCATGGTTCTCCTCTTTGTATACACTGGCAAACACTTTTGGATCACTGCTCTTGTGTAACGTAAAGTCTTTACTACCATAGGCAAGATTGTATTTGTCCACTACTTGACCTAGACCTACATCACTAAGTTCTGGAAATATCATACGTATAGCCCTGCCTACTTTCATAGCAGTTTCCCTTTCACGCACACGATCCTCATGAGATTTAGTAATAGATATTTTACCCACAAACTTTTGTGAACGAAAAGGATTAAGACAATCTAAACGATCATGTATCTTACGATCTGACATTGCAATATAACCTTGACCTATAATAATATCATATAGCCAATCACACAGTTCACCATCAAGTCTTGATGTAGGCAACTTGAATAGTGAATTGTTACTCTTAGTAACTACTGCACCCCAATCTTTAAGCACAGGATCAGTAATCTCTTTACCTTGATAGACCTTGAAACCCTGCTCACAATTCCTGACATGAAAGCACATATTATCAATGAGTACCACGCCATCTTCTAGTATATCATTTTTTGTTTTGGTGAACCGATCCCCCCTTAATATAGGATAGGCTTTACCTGCCCTAATAAATATAGAATCAATATAATCATTACGTTCTGGTTTTATGTAAAAGCTCATAGTTTTTCTCCTCTCTCAGCTGTTTACGTAAATCATTTAATGCACATTCAGAATACATACATTCGTATGTCATTTCCATTTACCTCCATTCCATAGTATTAACACATATTCCCAATGAGTGCAAGGCTTTTTCATTCAGATACCTCCTTTTGTTTTCTTAGCTCATAAATATAATGCCAACTACCCCTACCTGTTGCACCTAAAATTAATTTTCCTTCATCAGGATTCCAATTTTTTACATGTTCTACACACTCATTTAACTTTATATCATAAAACAAAACATCTAAATCAGCAGTGTATTTATAATTTTTATTCAAGTCAATCTTAGCATAGTTAATACTAGTAAAAATCTTTCTCCATTCTGTGCGAAAACTCTTTTTACATATTACTAATGCTCTAATTCTCCAAGTTACAGTCATTTAATAATTCTCCACCCATTAGAACCTAAACGTCTATGAAAATCTTCACACGCATCCATCAAGTTCATATCATAGTGACCACTATAATGAGTAACTTGACCATCTT